ACCGTATATTGTATCAAAAGAAGGTAGCATAAACGCCGTTTTTAAAAATTCTTTTTGAACATAAATTTTGTTTTGATCAATTGCAAAAAATAATAGCCATAATTTTTGTGACCCAGCCCTGCTTATTTTGTCTCGCAACTCTTGATTATATGTCATTTCGCTTTCCTTGTTTTAATTGTTAATATCCGCACTTTGATACGCATATGCAAGTAATATATACATAAATCGTACGCAAGTCAATACCCTTTTTAAAAAAAGTTGCGTAAATGTTAAATCTTAATATAGGTTTAAAATAATTAGATTGTATGAACAATAGTTATTGACACTTTTTAAGTAAATGAGATAAGCTAAATTTTAAAATCATAACAATTTGAAAAGCCTTTTGATATGCACTCTTCCGAGTATTACGCAACTATAAAAGCAAAATTTCACGAGATTTTAGAAGAAAGTCGCGGTATTATTTCTGTTGCTGCAAAGAAAGCGGGTATACATCTTGATACTGTTTACCGTTGGAGAAGAGAAGATGAAGAGTTTAAAAACAGAATAGACGCAGTGCGTGACACTGTGGATGATTACTGTGAATCTAAGTTATTAGAGCTTATTGAAGAAAAGCATCCAGCAACATTGATATACGTAGCAAAAACTAGATTAAAGCATAGAGGTTATGGAAGCGATGTGACTATTACGCCTACTACTATCATACAGCAAGAGGCAACCCCGCTTAATAAGGATGAGAATGAAATCTTAGAGAAGTACATTCAGCAAAAGATAGAAGAAAGAGTTCAAGAACAAAGGCAGAAGGAATTAGCAAATCAAGGGGGGCAACTTGGTTAACGATAACAAATCGGAGATAGCTCTTTTAGTTGATAAATTGATAGACAAAATAGATGTACTTCATGATAGTTGCATAGCTGATCAATTGCCAGATTCTCAGACGATTAAAGATTTAATAAGGCTTACTAGCTCAATTGATAAACTTTGTTTTACCATAGATAACTATAGGTACTTAAAAGAACAACAATTTTTTAATAGGTAATAATATGAGTGTAGAGTTAATAAACATATCAAGCGATCAATTCCAAGAGATAGCTAAGGAGATAGTAAACAACATTCATAAGCATTGCGAAAGAATAGCTGAGTTGGTTACAGCTGATCAAGAGGAAAGCATTAAAGCTCTTGAATCATTATTTCATATCAGAAACGAAGTAATATGCTTTAAAGACAATTTGGAATATGGTCAAAAAGTAATAGGTGGAAAGTAACAATCTATTTAGGGCGGTTAATACGTCTAATTGTTTTTAGCACGTAACCGCCTTTGTGAATTGTTTTTATTACATTCTCACCTGTTGTACTGTATTTCATTAGGGTTTTTCTTAACCTTGTCATATGCACGTCTATGGTTCTGTGTCCAACTTCCTCATCTCCCCATATCTTTTTAATAAAACTCTCACGAGATTGTGGTATGTTTGGATACTCCATTAACACTTGCAGTATTTCAAATTCCAAAGGAGCTAAATGCATTTCTTTTCCATCCCTTGTTACAGAGTGTTGCAACAGATCCATTTCTATATCGTCAAATATTAGTTTTTTATCTGAGAAAGCAGGCCTTATTCTGCGTAATACTGATTTGATCCTAGCAAGCAGCTCTGCAGGGGAAAATGGTTTACTTATGTAATCATCTGCCCCTTTATCTAGCCCCATGATTTTATCGTATTCTTCATTTTTTGCTGATATCATGATGATTGGTATGTTGGCAGTAATATGATGGTCTCTAAGTAGCTTGCATACTGCTATGCCTGATATAGAAGGTAGCATCCAATCTAATATAATTAAATCAGGGCTATTGTTTATGCAATACTCTAAAGCTGTGTCTCCATCTGGTAAGATATGCACTTTATAATTATATTTTTGAAGGTTGTACTTAATTACAGTAGAGATTGATTCTTCATCTTCTATTACTAAGATAAAAGGCTTTAAAACTTTGTTTGTTGATGTTGTCATTTATATTAAACCCGTTTGTCTGTTTTCTAAATAGTCCTCAATACGTGAAGTGGTAGATATATCTGCAGGTGCAACCTTAGAATCAAAAGTAAAGCTGCATTTAAATTTGCTAATAAGCTTATCATCTAACGTGATATATAGGTTGCTGATAAACTCATGAAAGTTGTTAGCGTGTTTGCATAGTGCAGTAGATAATATAGAGAAAGCCCCAGCAATGACAATACCTTCATAGCCAACAAAACCATTTGCAGCTGTGATTGCGTATAAAGTCATTAGCATTAGCATTTTGTTTTCTGTTTGTTTTATATAATCAGTTAGCTCTTGTACTGCTTCTTGATTACCTATCAACTCCATTCTTTCTTTTACGTCTTTTGCGTTTTTTATGCAAGGCTCACTGAGCAAGAAGTTATATATCTCTCCATATTTCCCAGTCCAATGTATTGGCACACCGTGCATAACGTTGTTAGTAATTTCTAATTGATACCCAGCTCTCACTAAGTATTCTAATGCGCCCCAGTTTTTTGCAACAAGGGCAGCAGCAACTTGTGTTTCCTTCATATAATTATTTTGTTTGTTATTCTGTGGTCAACTTAATACCATGAAGCACAACTTGTTACAATAAGATTAACTATGATAACCGATTTCAGTTATGGTGAGTTATTGTAAATGGGAAAATGGGTGGGTGGATTATACATGTCAAAAGAGTCACGAAATTAGTCACTTTCTCTCCCCCATTAATAGATTGGGGGTAGACTTTTAAATTAAAAGCTATTGCAAAGCATGACGTAATGTTGTACGTTTCGATCAAAGGAATTAAATGGAACAAAAAAATGAAAGTCTATACAGTAAGCGACGCTAGAGATAATTTCTTCAAGATCGTGAAAACAACTTTGGATACTCACGAGCCTGTTACTATCTGCGCAAAGAAAAAGACATTGGTATTGGTATCAGGGGAAGACTACGCTGCTATGCAAGAGACCTTATACATTCAATCAATTAAAGGATTAAAAGAAAGCATACTAGAAGGGTTGAAAGAGCCTTTATCTTCATGTGCTACTAAGATTGAGTGGAAATCTAAATAATGTATCGTTTGTATTTTACCAAGCAAGCCCTTAAGGATGCTATCCTTTTAGAAGCTGCTAAATTAGATGTTAAGTGCCAACACATGTTAGATGAGCTTATCAAGTGCCCTTACGCTGGTCGTTATGAAAGGCTTAAGGGTGATTTAGAAGGGTGTTGTTCTAGAAGGATTAATCTAAAACACAGATTGGTTTATAAGATTTATGAATCTGAAAAGGCTATTAAAATAATACGTATGTGGTCACATTACGATTACCATTAAAATCCATCAGCAAATGCATAGTAATCAAATCCTCCATTTGGTGGCATCATATTGATATCTAGCATTCTAGCCATAGCATCTAGCATATCGTCATGCAGTCCTAGAGGGAATGGTAGGTATTCTTCCTCAATGAAGGTTTCTATTAGGTTAACTAGTTTGCTTTCATAGTTAGTTTTATATAGGGTTTTAGGCAGCCATATTTGGCCACGTGCAAAGAGAGCATCTAATCGTGATATACGGGACACCTTATCCAAGGTGCCTCCAACTTCTGTTATTGCAAAGCGGTAATTGCGTCGCTCCATTGCGTACTTAATCCAATCAGCATCGCATTGCATTCCATATTTCTCATAAATGACCTTTAAAGGGTTATATTTCTTATGGAGGTCAAATAGTATGTCCTCTCTCTCTTTCACTCCTAAGCGGTCTCTAATGATGTCTATGATGTATATGTTTTTATCTTCTCCTATTCCTACTATTATGATAGCTGTATAGTCTGATGTTTTCTTTTTAGCGTTAGCTGGATCTATAAAGATGTATTTGTTGAGAGTAGCTAGGTTTACATTGTCATAGAACTGCAGCCATTCTTTGCGGAATATACCACCGCCGCTTGGGCTAGGTGTTTGCTGATACTGCCCTGCAAAGCCATAAGCCCCTAATTCTATTTGCAGCCTCTTTACTTCCTTTTCTCCTATACGATCTTCATGTAGTAATTCCCCTTCTTCTCTTTCTTTATAGAACTTTCCTTTTTGTATTATCTCAGTTCTTTCAGCAACAAGAGGTATCTTTAAATGTTCCCATCCTGCTTCCTTAGCAAGCAAGTGACCTGACAGATCATTCTCATGCAGCCGCTGCATAATGACTATTATCACACCCTTTTTAGGATCATTAAGACGCGTACTAAATACCTGATCAAACCAATTGTTAGCATTATCTAGGGCAACTACACTGTTAGCTTGGTCTGCATTCAAAGGGTCATCTACTATAAGAAAGTCAGCCCCAGACCCTGTGACAGATCCTCCTATAGATGTTGCTATTCTATATCCCCTTTGTGTAGTCATAAACTTAGCTTTAGTATTTTGATCACTAAGCAATTCACATTGAGGGAATATATCTTTAAACCATGGAGCAGTAACTACCAAACGGCTGTCTATAGAGAACTTTTCCGATAGCCTTTGTCCATATGATGCACACATTATTTGTGTTTTAGGCTCATGACCAAGTAACCACGCAGGGAATGCAACAGATGCAGCGATAGACTTCATAAATCTAGGCGGGATGTTAATAATTAACCTTGTTATCTCTCGTTTTTGACATGCAATTAAATATTCACATATCAACTCAATATGCCAATTAGATAGATATGGCGTACTTGGTGAAACAGTATTAAACACTTGATGCGTAAATAAAGGCAAGCTTTCATGCAACGCCTTTTTAAAAGCGATTCTACGTTCATAATCTGAATTCATATAGCTACAAATATGTTTGCGTTCCTAATAATATATTGCATATTTAATAAGTATTGTTAATATTATTTTAACAAACTAAGAAAAAGTCATTAAGTGAAGTCAGATAGCGATATATTGAGAGAAGTGCGACAGGGGATTAATGATAATTTATTAGTCACTCAATGGTGGCGGGCTAACGAGATTAGAGATAATTACGGCCTGTACGAGGGGAACGGGCAGTGGTTGCCAGCTGATTATTCTCGTCAAATAGCCAATAACATGCCAGTAAGAACTATAAACAGGATACAGCCTATAGTAGATGCAGTTGCTGGATTTCAGATACAAAACAGGTCTAAGGCCAAGGCAGTGCCAAGAATTACGAGTGATCAAGAGGCTGGATTTAGTGATTTGGGTAATGATGGGATAAAGTGGATAGAGGATGTTTCTAACTATAACATGGTTAAGAGCTTAGCCTTTACTGATATGCTTATCTCTGGATTGGGTTTTATAGAGTACAAGATTGGATATGGGGATGGGAAGACTTACGATAGCTCTTCTAGTGATAGTGGAATGCCTTGGTGTGAAAGAGTGTTCCCTTATTTTATGTTATGGGATGTAACTACTAGGGATAAGAACTTAGAGGGTGCTAATTGGATATGCAGGGCTAAGATAGTCGATAGGCAGCAATTAGAGCAGCTAACAAAAGGGTTAGATCCTGAGGATATGAGTGCTGTTGATGCAGAGTTTGGAGCGTCAGTTGATGCTAGGTTTTTGGATTTCTTTAACACTGTGCTGACAGTTAAATCGTTAGGGGTAGTGTACCATTATCAATGGAGAGAGAAGAAGAAGTTTTATAAGATAAGAAACCCGTTAATTGACTTTGAAGGTGATCCTGAAGATGTTGTTACGCAGCAAGTGATGGAGCTGGCTAATACATTACAAGACCTATATACATTTAACCCTATTTCAGATCAATTCTTAATTATTCCTTCTAGTGATTATAAGGAAGTTCAAGAGCTGTTTGATATGATTGGGTATTATCAATTAGAAAAAGCAGAGATACGCAAGTGGGTGTACTATAGAGCTGATATAGTTGGGAACTACGTGCTAAATAAAACTGAGAACTTTTCTCAATCTGGGTTTTCTATTCAGGCTATATCTGGCAAATATGATGAAATACGTCAGTGCTATTATGGATTAGTTAGATCCATGAAAGAACCACAGAGACTTTTGAATAAAGCAGTGTCTGATTATGAAGGATTTTTGCTCACAATACCAAAAGGTGGGGTGTATATTGAAAGTGACGCTGTGCCGTCATTAGAGGGGTTCAGAGACACATATACCAAAGCTGCTCAGATAACAGTTGTAAGTTCAGGCAGTATAGCAAATAACAAAATACAGCCAAAGATTGCTCCCCCAATTCCAGATGGGCTTCTTAACATGATTGAATATGCTAGCAGTGCTATGATGGCAGTAATAGGAATTACCCCTGACTTTATGGGACAGGTTGATAGTAAATTAATGACTGCTCAGCTTAATTCTCAATTAGTACGCCAAGGTATGATGGTGCTTGCCCCATACTTTGATTCTGTAACAATGTTTACTAAGCAAAATGGTGTATTGTTTTTAGAGATGCTTAGAGTGCTCTTAGACAACGAAGAGGGACGCTTAATAGGTCACATTACCCCAGAGGGTAATAAAGTTAACGTACCTATGTTTAAAGAGAATCTAGCGCCACAATATGATCTAGTTGTAGAAGAAGTTCCAATGACGCCGGATGAAAGACAAAGAACGTTTGAGACGTTAATAGAGTTGGCACAAATATTTGCAAATAAACCTAACCCTATAGATATAGCTCCAATTGCTATCGAGTATGCTCCGCTGAAAGAAAACGAAATAGCGGCTATTAAGACTTTGATGGAGCCACCACCGCCTCCTCCTCCAGATCCATTGCAAGTGGCCTTGTTAGAATCTGAGGTTGGATTAAAGCAATCGTTAGCGCAAAAGCAATCAGCGGAAGCAATGAAATATAACATAGAGGCGTTATTAAAAGAGAAGGAATTAAATTACAAGGATCAAGAGTTAAGCAGTGACATTATTAAACAGTTACGTTCTGCTGAGTATGACAAAGCTAGGGCGATGAAAGAAATACAAAGCATGCATATTGATAGAGCAGAATTAAGCAAATTAAAAAAAGAAACTAACCAATCAATATAGGAGTTCTCTATGAGCGAAAATAAAAGCGATAGTGAGATAATAGTAGTTACAACACAAGAAGCGCCAAGGCCATTGGTTTCTTCTGAGGAAAGAGCTATGCAATTTAGAAAGGAGCTTGAAGCTTTAAGAAACATTACCCCACAACAAGAAGAGGTTATAAGCAATGAACAAGAACGAGTTGATAATATTGATAATAGCAGCGATGATGACAGGAGTGATGTTATCGAGCCTAGTGAACATATTGATGAAAGTGATGCAGACGCAATAGAAGAAGCCCCTGTTCAGTCTCATTCTATACCTAAGAAAAGGTTTAACCAAGAGTTACAACGTAGAAAAGAGATAGAGGCAGAG